CCCACCATTCTTCCCACCATTCTTTCCTCCTTACTTCCCACCATTCTTCCCACCATTCTTTCCTCCTTACTTCCCTCCTTACTTTCCACCAAGCTTTAAATAAAGGGTAGCAAATGGCAAATACTATAAAGATAAAGAGATCAGCAACAGCTGCTGCAACTCCAAACACCTTAGACTATGGTGAACTGGCAATAAATTATACAGATGGTAAATTATTTTATAAAAATAACTCTAACCAGATTACTCAATTTTCTTCTGGTCAAAAGATTACAATATCTACAACTCCCCCGGCATCTCCAGCTCTTGGTGACCTTTGGTTTGAATCAGATACTGCAAAAACTTTTATTTATTATGATTCATTTTGGGTAGAGATTTGTGGTGCGTTAGTTGCGGAAAGTTCAGATGGAGCAGCAACTTTAACGACTAAAGGTGATTTACTCTCCAGATCTTCTGGTGGTCTAGCTCGTTTAGCCGTTGGAACAAATGGTTATTTTTTAAAAGCTAATTCTGCTACCGCAACAGGCTTAGAATGGGGAGCTATACCTAGTGTATCTATTCTTGATGATGTTGGCGATGTAGTAATTACCTCTGTTGCTTCAAATGATATTTTAACATGGAACGGATCTAACTGGGTAAATGACTCTACACTTCTTGCCGCAAAAGCTCCTCTAGAAAACCCTACTTTTACTGGCACTCCCACCCTTCCAACTGGTACAATTGCTACAACACAATCTCCAGGAAATAATACAACTGCAGTTGCTACTACTGCATTTGTTACTGCTGGGATATCGGCTCTTGTTGTTGATCCGCTCAACAACCCTAAATTTAGTGCTATAATTACAATGGACGTAGGAGTTTAAATGGCTACAGGTGACAGAAGTGAAACACGACTTATAGGTCCGTCACAGTTGACTGCTACTGATGCAGGTTTGGGTGCTGCTGCGGTAGCAACGAGTCGTGAACATATCATTAAACAGATTATTCTGACCAACACTAGTGGTACTGACCGTTTGGTGTATTTGGGTATTGGTGGGGCTGCTACGGGTGGTGCTACATCGAGGTTTCTTTCTGCGTTGCCTATTGCAGCGTTTGACACGGTTGTGTTGGATACGGCGTTGGTGTTGGTGGCTACGGAGCGTTTGTGGGGTTACGCTGATTTGGGGAGTGCTGTGAACATTATTGTTACGGGTTGGATTAAAGAAGTCTGATGGGTATTTCTAGCGGTACTGGTGCTGTCGGGTTTATGCCTGTTGGGGTCGTTGTACCTTTTGCTGGTTCCACTTCTCCTGCTGGCTGGGAACTATGTTACGGGCAGGCTATTTCTAGAACTACGTATGCAGGTTTGTTTACAACTATTGGAACAACATATGGTTCAGGAGATGGTTCTACTACGTTCAACTTGCCTGACTTGCGTGGTCGTGTTGTCGCTGGTGAAGATGATATGGGTGGCACGGCTGCTAGTCGTTTGACTGCTGCTGGGTCGGGTATTACTGGCACGACTCTTGGTGCTACAGGCGGTACTGAAACTCATACGTTGACTACTGCACAGATGCCTAGCCACACGCATACCCAAGATGCTCACTCTCATGCTGTTCAACGAAGCAACTCTGCTGCTACTTCTGTTGGTGCTGATGCTTCTACTCTTTATCGAGCGCAAGCAAACACTGGTTCGGGGACATACTTTGATACGCAAACTGCTACTGCTACCAACCAAAACACGGGTGGTGGTGGCGCACACCAAAACACGCAACCAACAATTATTCTCAACTACATTATTAAGGTTGCATAATGGGAATCAGTAACACTATCCCGCCGTCAAGGTTGATTCAGCCTGGTGTTTGCACGTCAAGCACGAGACCTACTTCTCCTTTTGAGGGTCAGATGATTTACGAAACCGATACAGATTTATTAAGAATTTGGAACGGTTCTGCATGGAAAACTTTGGCTGCTGCTGCGCCAGCACAAGGAACTATTTTGCAAACCGTAGAAAGCGCAAACGACACGACGTTACGTTCTACTACTTCCACAACTTTTGCAGACAGTGGTTTGACTTTGACAATTACCCCACAAGCAAGCACAAGTAAAATTCTTTGTGTTTATACAATAAACGGGTACGTTGCTGGGTCTGCAACAGGTTTGGGTATAAGGCTTCTACGAGGAGCATCAACAGTTGTCGGCGCAGATTTAGACAACGGCTACGGCAGCGCAAGCGGTAACGCATTTAACACTATGCTTTATTACGTTGATTCGCCAGCCACTACGTCAGCAACTACTTACAAAATCCAATACAACCGAAACCAAGGTTCAACCACCGCCTATATGGGTGCATCCGCAGCACCAGTAAGTCGTTTTTTCGCTATGGAGATTGCAGTATGATTACCCCACCCATGGTTCAACTACTATTGGACAATGGTTTTACTGATGGATGGGCAATGTCTGGCGAAACTCTTGTTTTATGGGAACATGATGTAGACCCACCAGCCCCATTAGTTAAACCATCAAGTACCGAAGAAGGACAATAATGGCTATTAACTCTTTGTCTACAGGTTTTCGACCAGGTGTCTGCACATCTAGCACACGCCCCACAGCCCCATATGAGGGGCAGTTCATCTATGAGACCGATACGGATATGCTTGCTATTTGGAACGGTACAGCATGGCGTTACATCGCAGCCACAACTCCGACCAATGGGACTGTGTTGCAAATTGTTCAAGCAACTTATTCTGCCGTCATTGTTTCAAACTCAACTACCACAATGGCAGATACAAACCTGACGGCAACCATCACACCAAAATCATCTTCCAGCAAAATCCTTGTCACAGTTCATCAGACATTTAGCAAAACGCCAGGGAATAAAGACAACTGCGTCGGCGCTCGAATAGTTAGAGATTCTACCGCTATACATACTTTTGCTGTCGCTCACGGTTACACAAACAGCACAACGGTAGACGCTATTCTTGTATTATCTGCCATGTATTTAGACTCGCCGGCGACCACATCGGCAACAACATATAAAACACAATTCGCAAACTTTGTTGCCGCAGCATCGGTTTCTGCTAATACAAACAACACGCCAGCCACAATCACCCTTATGGAGATAAGCGCATGACACACGATGAATTATTGCAACTGCTTGCAGATTCGGGTTTTAGTACAGGTTGGGTATTGTCAGGGGAAACTCTTGTTTTGTGGGAACACGAAGTAGACCCGCCATCACCGTTAGTGCGACCCGATACCACTGCATGATTAGTGTTATCACCTGCACGTAGGAAATGATTAAAGCTTAAAGATAGAATTAGTTTTTAAACATTAATTGAATAAAGGTTTTAAATGAACTTTTACTCAAGTGTAAAATACTATTATATAATAAGAAAGGAGATATAAAAGATGACTGCAATAGATTTTCCAAATTCACCCACTTTAGGAACAATACATACTGTTGATAATAAAAGATGGGAATATGATTCAGAAAAATGGATTTTACTTGCAGATTTTATAACTCCTAATGTTTCCGGCACAGTTTACAATGCAACCATAGGTGATGGAGTAAATACCTCGTATGTTGTCACTCATAATTTCAATAGTAGAGATGTAAGCATAACCGTTAGAGAAGCAGCTTCTCCATATGGTTTAATCTTAACTTCCTGGGAAGCTACAACTGCTGATGCAGTAACAATTTTATTTGATTCCCCCCCTTCTGCTAGTTCAGTTAGAGTATCGGTTTATATAGCTGTAGCAGGCCTTGAACAAGGACCTACTGGACCTACGGGACCAACTGGGCCCACAGGATCAACTGGAACAGCTGCTACAATCACCGTTGGTACTGTCTCTGCTGGCACAGCAGCTGTAACTAACTCGGGCACATCATCAGCTGCAATCTTAGATTTTACATTACAAACAGGCCCAACAGGCCCTAGTGGCCCAACAGGCCCTAGTGGCCCAACAGGTTCCGAAGGGCCAACTGGTCCAAGTGGAATGGCTATTCAAGGAACAGCACCTGTTAGCACTAGCGTTATTTGGGCTGACACTTCAGTAACTGGTGTTGCAGTAGTTCCTACAGGCGGTACAACTGGTCAAATGTTGACTAAAAGTTCCGGTACTGATTATGACACTGCGTGGAGCACTCCAGTTACCTCTTCTGATTTATCCCTAAAAGCAAACCTTGATTCTCCTACTTTTACTGGCATAGTAACAATACCCGCAGGTGCTTCTATATCTGGTTTTGCTACTCTTGCTTCGCCAACTTTTACTGGAACAGTAACGATTCCAGCAGATTCTATAATCTCTTTGCCAAAAATTGACAATTTTAAATTAGGCTATACAACTACAGCAACGGCTGCTGGAACAACTACTCTTACTAATGCTAGTAATAACCAACAGCTATTTACAGGTACTACAACTCAAACTGTAGTAATGCCAGTTGCTAGCACAATGACCGTGGGCACTAGGTATATAATTGAAAATAACAGCACAGGAAATTTAACCGTCAACTCTTCTGGGGGCAACTTAATCGCTACTGTATTCCCTGGAATGAGCATTAGAGTTATTTCAATACTTGCTTCAGGAACAACTGCAGCTTCTTGGGATTCGGAGTATGCTGGCTTTAGTAGTATCACAGGCACGGGGTCAGTTGTAATGTCAGCTTCACCTACTTTGACTGGCACTCCACTTGTTGCGGCAAACTTTAGTCCATCGGCAACAAATACTTATGACCTTGGTACTACATCTTTGCGTTGGCGCAATATTTATACTCAAGACTTACATTTAAGTAATGGCATTGGTGATTATACAATAGTTGAAGGTGAAGAAAGTCTTTATATAGTAAATAATAAAACTAGTAAAAGTTTTAAGTTTGCTTTAATAGAGGTTGACAGTAGCGAAGTTCCAAAGTTATCTGAGACATAAATGAAAATTGTAGTAATTGGTGGTGGCACTGCTGGTTGGTTAGCCGCTCTTATGATTAAGAAGGTTCAAGGCGATAGTCATTCTGTGACCGTAATTGAATCTAGCGACATTGGGATTATAGGTGCTGGAGAGGGAAGCACGGGTCAGCTTGTAGATATTATTCGTGGTATTTCTTGGGACTATGGTTGTAATGAGGCAGACTTCTTTATTGAGACTGGCGCTACAGTAAAATTGGGCATACTTCACAAGGATTGGAAAGAGCTTGGTCACGAATATATTGCTCCTTTAGACGCAACTGCTGTGTCTTCTGTTGGCACCGATTACATAATGATGCATGCAATTATAAACGACTTACCAGTTCATACTGCTAGCACTAATGGATTTATGATTGAAAATAACTTATCATCTTTTTATTGGCAAGACGATAAAATTTTTAGCACCACATCACATGCTTATCATTTTGACGGTCACAAGGTAGGTAAATACTTTAAGAAGGTTTGTGGTGATGATGTTTCTATTATCGATGCAAAAGTTTTAGATATTAATTTAAACCAACTTGGCGAAATAGAATCATTAGTCCTTGACAATGGAATAAACATCGAGGCTGATTTTTTCATAGATGCTTCTGGTTTAAGTCGTTTAATCTCTAAAAAACTTGGGATTAAGTGGGAATCTTATAAAGATAATCTTCCAGTTAATACAGCAATACCTTTCTTACTTCCACAAGAAGAAGTAATTAGACCAGTAACCACTGCATGGGCACAGAAAAATGGTTGGATGTGGATGATCCCAGTAAATGGAAGAAGAGGATGTGGTTATGTATTCGACTCCAACTTCATATCTCCGACTGAGGCTGTCGATGAAATAGAACAAACTCTAGGCATGGAGATTTGTCCTATCAAAACAATAAAGTTTGAGGCTGGTCGTCTTGAAAAACTATGGCACAAAAACTGTTTATTTGTAGGTCTTGCGGGGGCCTTTGCTGAGCCATTAGAAGCAACAAGTATTCACTCAACAATTATTCAGTTAAATAACTTTATTTTCCACTACTTAAAAGACTCAAAAGAAGAGACGGTTAACAGCGGTTCAGAAAGTCGATATAACAAAAAAATGCGTCTTATGTATGACGATTTTAAAGATTTTCTTTCTGTCCATTACGCATCAAAAAGAACAGATTCTGAATTCTGGAAGTGGGTCTCTAGTGGAGGAACGCTGTCTGAAGGGGCAAAAGAAGTATTAGAGATTCAAAGATCCAAACTTCTTTCTACTGGTGACTTTAATCAATACTTTGGTTACGCAGGACCAGCTTTGTATAATTGGGTTCTTTACGGTCTTGGTTTTATAGACAAAAATACGGCAAAACGAGAACTTGACTTCTATAATCAATATGAACTTGGGCACACGGTGTGGAATATTAACAGCGATGCCATGAATGACATGGCATCTAAAATGATAGATAATACTGTTTTTACAAAAAATGTAAAGGAATACGCTGATGGCAATCTATTTTCCAAATAACACAATCACAGAAGTTGCTGCTGGAAAACTCTTGTTCCCTAAAAATATTGTTCAAGTAGTAGAATCAACCATTACGGCAACTCTATCTACAAATAACTGGGCTACACAAAACGAAATAGGCACCGTTTCCATAACACCGACTTCTGCTACGAGTCAGATTTTGGTCTATGTAAATATTGGCTTTCGTGGAGACATCGCTCAGGGGAACTGGTCATTAGGGTATTTTTGGGTAAGAAATAACACGAGAAATGCCGAGCTAACAAGAAGTGGGTGGAATGGTACTTGGCGACATGTTATCTACGATTGGTCTAAAAATTTTTTAGATTCTCCAGCAAGTACTTCTACACAGACTTATAGTTTACGTTGTGGCAACTACCCAACGGGCAACCATACTTTCAATACAGGTACCGCTGGAGACGGAATTTGTATTATTCGTGCTACGGAGTTTGCTGTCTAATGGCTATTAACTTTTCAAACAATAAAACTCTTTCAGAAGTTAGCAATATGATTTCAGCTCCTGGGCGCATTGTTCAAACGGTTCATACTATTAGCAACACTGGAGTAGCGACATCAAGCACTTCTCCAATAACAATTTTTACAAGCAACCCAATCACAATGACTAATGCATCAAATAAATTACTTATTGAGTTTCAATCAGATAACAGATCAAATGACTGGGGTGACGGAGTATGGAATCTTCATTATATGGACATAATTCACGTAGGGACAGGAACTCAACTTTCTTATTCTGGTTATAACGGAGAGCAAACATTTTGCATTCGCGGAATTCATAGAATTGCCGTTCATTCTCCCGGTTCAGTTGGCCCCCATACGTACACGATGCGTGGTTGGTCATACCAAGCAAGCTCTACTACTTTTGTTACTGGTTCAGATGGCTATGTTGCCTACATACGCATATCGGAGATTGCAGTCTAATGGCTATTAATTTTTCAGCAGGAACGGAAATATCAGCTACTGCAAGTGCTATCAATATTCCTGGAAGTGTTGTCCAATTTGTTGATAATACAACAACTGTAAGCGCAAGTTGTACTACTGCAGCATGGGTAGATATTCTTTCAACATCTATTACCACTAGTAAAGCTGGAAATAAAATAATGGTTGAGTACATGTGCAACCACAGAACCGACCAGGGAAACGGTGCATGGTGTTTAGTGTACCATCGCATTCTTTGTAATGGCTCTACGGTCATGTCAAGCGGTCACATGGGTGCTGCCTCTAACCATATTGGTTTTTATGGCCGAACCTTTTTATACACTGCTGCCAGTGTAGGAACATATACTTTTGTTGCTTCTGTGTTGGCCCACCAAGGGACAGCAAACATAGGTACGGCAGCAACTGGCGCAACGAATCAATACCTTCGTCTTTACGAGATAGGAACATAAAATGATTGGAATGAGAAAAGAAATAACTATTTCTTCAGCATTGATGGCTTTGCTACCTAAAGCAATGTGGTCCATCAGAGATAATGATTACGAAAAACTTGAATGGTACAGCGAAGACATTGAAAAGCCGTCCAAAGAAGAACTTGAAGCAAAGGTTGAAGAACTTCGATTAGATGAACCTTATGCTGTTTTAAGAGAAATTAGAGATTGGTATCTCAAAGAGAGTGACTGGACACAGTCAGCAGATGTTCGAGCTATCCGTGGCACCGAGTGGTGTTTCGCATGGGATGCCTATCGTCAAGAACTGCGTGATCTAACAGCAACTTGTACACCTTACTTTGAGGGAGATTCTCCAAGCATTATGGGTGTAACTTTTCCAGAAAAACCAGTATCATAGAAACTAATGTTTATAAAAAAAATCACTTCAGCATTAAAAATTATGTCGTCCACAAAATACTGGACAAAAGTAAACACCATTGAGGCATTGGGGTTTTCTACAAAGATTGCAATCATCTTTCCGGGTCTCTTATTTGAAAAGCAATGGTGGTGGCTTTATATTTTTGCCATTATCTCAAGTGTAAGCCTTATTTGGACTTCTACTAAAAAGACATTGCCAACTATTATTCTTTTTAACGTAGCCTGGATTGCGCTTGCTTCCCTAGCAATTCTTAAGCACTTATGGTAAAAAGTATGGTACTATACGGTTGTTGGTTTCATTAAAAGGAATTTAAATGACAGTTTTAAAAAAATATAACATAAGCACATCACAGTGGGAACCAATTGTTGCGGGCGTTGCTGGTCCAGTAGGTCCAGCAGGTCCAACGGGCCCAGCAGGTCCAACGGGTCCCGCCGGAAGCATTGGTACAGTTACGTTAGACGATCTTAATGATACTGTAATAACAAGTCCCGCAACCGGTCAAGTTTTAAGGTACAACGGAACGAACTGGGTTAACTATAATAATACCATTACTCTTGGTGGAAACTTTACTACCTCAGGAGCATATACAACATCTTTGACTGTAACAGGCACAACGTCTATAACTCTTCCAACGACTGGTACTTTGGCAACGTTAGATGGATCTGAAACTTTAACTAATAAAACCTTTACAAGTCCAATAACTAATACCCCTACTCTAACACTCTCATCTACATCATCTACAACAGATGCTAGAATTTCCTGGGATGCTACTAATAAGAAATTACAAGTTGGCAACGGAACAATATCTTTAGATTTTGCTTCTTCTAATGTTATAACTAATGCCGCAACTTTGACTTCAAATAACTATTTATTAGTTCTTGCTGATAAAGATAAATTAGTAGAAATGAATACAACATCGCCTACTGCTAACAC